GGCCCACTTCATCGCCAAGAATCGCAACGGCAATAATCGTCATTTCAACATTACCAACCTGAAGATCAGCGCGCAGGATTCTGCGACTGTGGATTTGGAGGGTATATGCGGCGAGATAGCGTTCTGTAAGTTGTTCAACGTGTATCCTGATCTGGATACCGACCGCGATCCTCCGCATCCGCTCTACGACGCGACAATCCCACCTCCGCCAGGATTCCGCATCGATGTCAAAACGACCAAGTACGAGACTGGAAAGCTACTAGTCGATGCGCGCAAAGGCCCGAAAACCGATAGCGTTGATTTCTATGTTCTGATGACCGGCTCATTCCCAGGTCCGTACACTTACCGTGGCATGATAGCGCGGGAGACGATCATCGCGCCTCATCGGATTGAGATAATTAAGGGTTATCGCTCGTACGCCGCCATCCAATCGGAGTTAGTGGCCAACCCTATGGACGACACATTTTAATTGACGCGATAAGCATTTCTATCGCTCCATCCCGCGTAACGACCCTAAGCAGGGCCACGGATTGGTCATCCGTGGCAAACGTCTAAGCGGCAATGACACTCCGCATCGGAAGCGGTTGGATAATCAGCCACCGTGTGGTGGATGGATGGCCAGCCATAACGCAGATAACGTCGGTTTACATTTTTCATCTCATGTCTTGTCCTAATGTCTTCAACGCCTTTGCGGTGGCTACCGAGTCGCTCGCTCAGGACGTTTATAAACGCGCCTCGTACCGCTCGATGTGGCTCAACATGATTGAGCGCGGCGAGTATCCCCAGGGTACTGGCTTGACCCAGACCTCGTACAACACGACCAGCATCGAGCCGACTTCGGCTGAGGAGTGGTCGGCCATTACTCTGGCGAGCGGTAACCCCGGCGACAACGGCGGCGCTTGCGATGTCACTTACAGCGAGGTTCCGGTTGGTTTTAATTCCGTTACATGGAGTCCTGAGCGTTTTGCGCTGAAAGGTCCGCTTCTGTGTAAGGATGACCTGACCTATGACCACCGCGTCGAGGCGTTCTTGCGCGTCTACTTGGAGAAGCTCTCGATCCGCGCTCAGCGCACTTGGGAGACTCGTTATCAGAACACCTTCGCCAAGTTCGCTATCAAGGCTGTGGCCGACTCGTCTTTTACTCAGGTCGAGACGATTCCCTCTGGCGTGAATGAGTTCCCCTGGATTCAGACCGGATCGGTTGGTCAGGCGCTCAATCAGTCCACCTCCGAGCTGACTCAGGAGATGCTCGATGTCGCTGCTGCCACGTTGATCCGTAATGGTGCGACGAATCCTGATAGTTCCGGCTTCATCAGCTACAGCAGCGATGGTCCGATCTTCCCGTTGTACATCGGCTTGGAGGCTTCGCAGCGCATCGCTCAGAACAACCCCGCGTTCCGCGATGACTTGCGCTTCGCTGATCAGGGTAGTGGCGCTGGTGCGGAGTTGCTCAAGCGCATCGGCGCGAATCGGGTCATTAAGAACTTCCGGCACGTTCCGAATCTGTTCCCGCCCCGCTTCACCTACGCTGGTGGCAAGTACACGCTGGTTCAGCCCTTCACCAGTGCGAACGGCACCAAGGGTACGGTGTTCAGCGTCAACCCGAGCTGGACGACCGCTCCGTACGAGGCTGCGTTTATCGTTACCCCGTACGTCTTCAAGTCGCACATCGTGCGTCCTGTAAACCGCGTTGGTGATTTGAGCTGGATGCCGACCAACTACATGGGCGAGTGGCAGTGGGTGACGGGTGCCTACAAGTTCAATACGGACTGCGAAGATCCGTTGGAGAAGAAGGGTCAGCATTATGCTGAGTTCGTTCATGCGTCGGAGCCAGTATTTACTAACCAGGGCATGACGATCATCTTCCGTCGTTGCACCGGCGCTTTGACCCAAATAATTTGTAGCTGAGCTACCTAATTAACAAGACCCCAGCGGAGCAATCTGCTGGGGTTTTTCTTTTTTATCTGCCGCAGTTGACAACTGATGTTGGGTGAATAAAATTGTCGTCGCATGAATGAATTGAAACGTGGAGACAAGCGTGAATCGGATGGGTGGCTATTTTGGCAATATCTCATTGGAAAAAGGGAGTACTGGGTTTCTCTAGAAAAATATGCCGAATTGCGGCAGAAAGACTGCGATAGGTTTGCCAAGAAATACGAACAAAACAGAGACGAAATCAAACTCAAGGCCAGAGAGTACTACTCGAAAAATAAGGACTCAGTGAACGAGCGAAACATGCAGTACTACAGGGCAAATATTTCAAGCGTTCGAGAGTCTAGAAAGAGCTACAGAAAACGCATCAAAGAGCTTGCTGCCAAGTGGCTTGAGGAAAATGACGAAAATGGATTCATTCGAAGTCTTAAAAGGGGGTTTCAGCGAGAAGATGGTATGGTTTTCTGGGGCTTTCAAGATCCTCACCCAGACGGATCGTGTAGAATGGTTTGGATGACGGAGATGGAATTCGAAAAGAAACGTGCCGCTGAAATTGAAAGGCTTAGGACTAGATACGAGTCAAAAAAGTCGGACACATTATCTGGTCAGCGTCAGTATCGGATCAAAAATGCAGATGCGATACGCGAACGTCGAAAACTCTATCGCGCCAAAAACGCCGAAAAAATCAAGCTGGCCAAGCAGAAGTATGGAGCTGAAAACAGGGATAAAATCGCCAAGGCGCTTGCTGAGCGTAGAGCTAGAAATCCGATTGTTAGGCTGGCCAATTCAATGCGTCGGTCGATTAGACGATATCTTGATGCTGGCCAGAAAGGTGAGATGAGCAGCTTCGAAATCATTGGCTGCTCAAAGGACGATCTTCGCAAGCATCTGGAATCGAAATTCAAAGATGGTATGACCTGGGAGAACTACGGGAAGCACTGGCACATCGACCATATCGCTCCGCTGATTTCCGCGAAGTCGCCAGAGGAAGTGAAGAAGCTCTGCCACTGGACAAACCTTCAGCCGCTGACTGCATTTGAGAACATTTCAAAAGGTTCAAAGTACAAGCTCCCAAACACTCATTAGCCTCTTGACAGAGTAGGCCACAAAGTGATGCTCCCCGTATGCCGGTATTTACCATCCCCGAAGGCGTTGAAATCCCCGAGAATCTGAAGGAAGGCGAGGCTTTCCAGACGATGGCGACTATCGTTCTTGGCAAGGGCGGCAAGGCTGAGGTCATCGAGATTGATGGCATGGTCATCCCTGGCTACGAGAGTAGGAAGTCCAAAGGCAAGAAGATGGCCGAACGCGGGGAGGATGAGGAGGATTACGAGGAGGAGGAGGAGGTTGCTGGGGGTGGCGGCGGCGGCGGGGATGGTTTCATCGCCGAGGTGATGCGCCGTGGTTCTGGTCCGATGGCCTAAATTGTAAATCGATATGCCAAACATCACATGCGACGAGGCGGAGACGCTGATCAATGAGGCGGCGTCGCTGGGATGTCGTTCTCCATGGGAGGTTGAGCTGGCCAAGCTCGCCCTTGAGAATCGTATTGCCGCGTATCTTCAGGGCGGTGGCGCGACGCGCGGAACGTATCGGAGCGTGAGCGCGACGGGGAATGTCACGAGTGGTGATTATCTTCTGCTCTGCGATTCTACGGCTGGCGCGGTGACGGTTACGCTGCCTCCGGCTGCGCTTGTTCCGGGTCGGATCTATGTGTTCAAGCGGATCAATGCCGGTGCGAACAACGTGGTTGTTGACGGCTATGCGTCGGAGACGATTGACGGGGCGACGACGTACACGCTGAGTTCTCAGTGGGCTGGCGTGACGGTTATGAGCAACGGAACCGCTTGGTTCATCATCATCTGATATGGCTAACATCTCCTGCGCGGAAGCTGCTAATCTGATCGCCGAGGCTTACGGCGCTTCGTGCAAGAGTCCGCGCGAGCGTAATCTGCTGGAGATTGGCCTACTCTGGGAGGCTGCGACGCTTGGCGGAACGGCTGACATTACGGCGGACAACACGGTGATTACGGCTGACAGCACGATCATCACGGCGGACATGACCGAATTTCTGTAACTCGAAAAACAAATCATTTAATCAGATATGGCAAAGCAAACGATCAATATCGGAACAGCTCCGAACGACGGAACGGGAACGCCGCTGCGGACCTCGTTCGATTACTGCAATCTGAACTTTACGGAGCTGTACACGGCACTTGGCGGTGGCGTTGGCCTTCCTGGCGCAACGACTCAGGTCATCTTCAATGATGGCGGAACGAATCTGGCAGGCGATGCCGGTCTGGTTTACAACAAGGCAACCGATGCCCTGACGATTGGTGGAAATGTTCAAGCCGCCTCCGCCACCATCACCGGCGCGGCTACGGTGGGGACGACGCTGGGTGTGACGGGTGCATTGACCTGCCAATCAACCGCAAGTTTTCTCACTGGCACCGCATTGCCGCTCCATATCCGCAACAGTGGAACGTCATTAACGCAAATTGGAGACAATGCAACAATCGGAGCTGGTACTGCTTTTATTGTTGGATCGTCTGATGGTTCGCTTCGATTTCAAGGCGCTGGTTCAGAACTGATGCGCGTGAACTCTAAGGGGCTGGGCGTGGGGGTTACGCCGAGTGCGTGGCAGAACACGGTCAAAGCACTTCAGGTTGGAACTCAATCGGCTGCTTGGCAGTATGTGAGCCAGTTGTTTGTCAGCAACAACCGCTATTTCGATGGAGCGAACAAGTACATCGCAAACGGTTATTCGCTTTCATACGTTCAGAATCCGACCACTGGAACGCACGAATGGTTTTATTCGACGAACAATTCCAGTGGTGCTGGTGCAGCGCTTAGTCCTATTAGCGGAATGTCGCTCGACGCGAGCGGGAATCTGTTGGTGGGTCTAACCACAGCCGGAACCACCGCTGCTAAGACTATCCAGATTGCCAACGGAACCGCTCCGACTGCCAACGTGACTGGTGGCCAACTCTACGTCGAAGCCGGTGCGCTGAAGTACCGTGGAAGCTCTGGTACCATCACAACGCTCGCTAACGCCTAATCCATACCACCATGAACATCTCTTGGATCATCGAACGCCTGTTGGTCAAACCGACCGAAGGCACTCTCACCGATGTCGTCATCACCGCCGACTGGCGTTGCAACGGCACCGATGGCACCTACAGCGGCACCTGCTACGGCAGCGCGTCGTTCGCTCCGCCCACTGATTCGTTCACGCCTTACGAGGATCTGACGCAGGATCAGGTTCTCGGCTGGTGCTTCGCTAACGGCGTCGATCAGACCGCCATCGAGGAGAACGTCTCGTTGCAGATCGCTGACCAGATCAACCCGCCGGTCATCGCTCCGCCGCTGCCGTGGGTGGAGCCTGTAATGATCGTGCCTCCGATGCTGCCGCAGGTTGAGCCGGTTTTGGTGACGCAGGCCGATTCCGAGCCGTCTTCGGCGCAGGAAATCGTTGCGCCAGTTCAGGATGTCACCGATGCTCCGGCGGCATGATTAAAATTGAACTGACCATCGAACAAACCAACACACTGCTGCAACTCGTGGAAATCGGGATGAAGGCTGGCAACATCAACAATGTGAAAGCCGGACTTCCTCTCTACGATCTGATCCTCGATTCGGCTAAGCAGCAGGCTCAGGCTCCAGCCGCCACTAACTAACACATCCACGCACGATGACGGACCACCACGCTTTCATTCGAGACATCTCAATCGGCGTCGGTGGTCCGGCCATCGGCATTCTGGGGAACGCGGTATTTACCGATCCGAATCTCAAGACTGCCTCATTGGCACTTGGCGCGTTCGCCGCGCTTCTTACATGCGCCGTGAAAGCAGTGGAACTCTATCGCAAACTCAAAAACGACAAATGAACGCCAATATTTCATCCCTCCTCCGCCACGGTCTTAGCGCGCTCGGCGGTTTCCTCGTAGCCAAAGGGTTGGCCAGTGCTGATCAGGTTGCCGAGATTGCTGGCGCGACTGTCACCCTGCTCGGTGCTGTATGGTCGATCTGGAAGAACAAGCAATCAGCCGCTGCCGCACCCGTCAAACAGACGGAATGAACTTCCTGGCCGACTTGGTGATGAAGCTGGTCATCTGGATTCATTCGCTGACGACCAGGGACACGACGAGTGAAGACGCCAAGAAACAACCTGATCTTAAGCGCGGTCTTCTTGATCGTGTGCGCGAGCATGAGCGTGAGCTGCGCGAGCCGGGTGATTTACGTCCCCCACGGTGAGCCTGTACGCCTCGCTGAGAGCGTTGAAGCAAAGGTTTGGACTGTTGACGCCAGCGGCAAAACGGTGCGTAGTAAGAACCGGATTACGATCCATGAGGGCTGGTACGCATTGCCGAAGGAATGAAAAAGAACGTCCCAACCAATAAGTCGCTCTACAGCAAGATGAAGTCCGCCGCTAAGGCGAAGTTCGACGTTTACCCATCAGCATACGCCAACGCTTGGCTCGTTCGCGAGTACAAGAAGCGTGGCGGCAAATACAGGGTTGCCGATGTCAGATAAAAAGGTCCGTGGAAATCTGGGTCGTTGGTTCGCCGAGAAGTGGGTGGACATTAAGACCGGTAAGCCGTGCGGACGGTCTGAAGGAGAGGAGCGCGCTGGATATCCCGCTTGTAGGCCAACAAAACGCGTGAGCGATAAGACCCCAAAGACGACGATGGAGATGAGTAGCGCGGAAAAGGCTCGATTCAAGCGCGAAAAAACCAGCTTCCAGAAGATCGGTTACCAGCATAGGATGCGGAAGAAAGCAAAATTATGAGCAATAACGCACCATATAAAGGTTCTCCCGCTGTCCGATCATCCGGCAGCGGACCTTACAGGCAGTCTCCTCCTCCTAAGCCTCCGGTTAAGCCGTCTCCAAAGCCGGTTCCGAGCGGCAGCGGTCCGTATCGAGGTAAGT